CCAAAACGCTGAGCACATACCGGACCATAGCCGAGCTCGGTACTGCGGCTGTCCTTCAGACTATGATTGCAAAAGCAGCAACTACCAGTCAAGCGTCCGTACTTGCCAGCAGTTGTCTCAGGCTCGTTGGCAAACTCTTTGACTAGAGCCAGTACATCGGCACCGGCACGAGCTGTGGCATGATAGTTGCCGTCCATGTCAATACGACCAAAATACTTGTTGTCGCCAAAAGGACCACCATCAGTGACAAGTATCTGTCCGGCATACTTGCTGTGAACAGTGGCACGACTAAATGCCACAGGCTGACCTTCTGCGGTCTGTAATTTAACTTTGATACGCTTGAGGGTCCTGCCAGCACGATCAAACATTGCCTGAATGTTGGCAACATTGACAGCAGCCACTGGAGCCGGGGCAGGGGCGGTAGCACGAACAGTAAGAGTGGTAACCCAGGCCAATTGCTTTTCGCTGAGCCGCCCCCACCTACGAAAGTTAGTGATAAGGTCACCAGCAAAGTCGCGATCGCGAACACTGAGTTGACCAATCGCTGCTTCTAGAGCCTCAAGTTGGGGCTTCTGAGCAGCATCTAGTGTAACAAAACGAGGAGCAAATTTCGTGTAAGCCATATCTATCTCCGTTGTGTCAGTGTACCGTTAGTATAGCAAATATCAAAGACCCTGTCAAGTTCTGGGTTATTAATGACTGTTCAATGCCGGGCGATCTGTGTTCACAATGCTACGCTCCGCAGCATGAGCGGGCTTTCGCCCTCTAACAACATCAACTAATAGTATAGCAAAAACCTCGGGACCATGTGTACGAATACTCTCACACAGGGCCCACGATTTGTTCTCAGTTAGTGCTCTGCGAACATGCTTTTGCCAGCGTATTTTGAGAGCACGATTAACTTGGCTACCACACACTGTAATGCCTACATAATGCTCGTCGGTAGCTGTATTAACAAGCATATAGACAGCGTGTTTAGTGTCTTGGCGTCTTTTGCGTTTTGCATTTTCCATACTCGTAGTATAGCAAAAATGGATAACCCTGTCAAGTTTTGGGCAAATGTTGTTGTAAAACAACACTAAAATTCCTGTTTTCCAGGCAAAAAAGTGTTGTTTTTAAGCCACAAGGTAGCGGTTTTTCGCCGCTTAGTGTAGAGTGCGATTTGGTGCTGTAAGCTCGTCTACGCCTAGAATTTCTAAGATTGCTGCTACAGTTTCATTGGGGTCTGTAAACCCACTTTCGGGACCAAACACTGTTTTTAAGTTACCGTCCTTGTCAAGCAAGAAACCTATATCGGTACTCTCAATATCTAGATCATCAGTCTCTTCAAGTTCTACTACGTTTGCATCGGGTTCATCTACTACGTTAATACGTTTTGACATTTGGAACTCCTTTGTTCACTTAGTATTTACTTAAAAAGGATTAAACTCATTAACACAGTTTGACCACAAAACCCAAGACAGATAGTTGCTATGTAGAGGAAATTCTTCTCAAATAGGCTTTTAAAAAACACTGCAATTAGAGCTCCCCAGACAAACAACATAATGTCTACTGGTGGCATCCGATCACTTTGGTTGGTCAACACTGCTAATAAAGTAGGTACACTGCTTAAGTGTAGCATAATTATCATTAACCATCCTAGAGTATGAGCACTGACATTACCTAAGTGCTCAGAAATAAAGTGCAAGATGGCTGCAGGTATATGTGCCACATAGTTTACTACTCGTCCAAATCTCTCATTTGTTGTCATTGATATCTCACTTGTAAAAAATATGACGTCCTATTTTGGTAATACGTTCCCGTTTCCAACCGGGACTAACATAGTCAGCATGATAATAAAGAGCTTCTGTCAAGCTAGGTAGCCTGAAACCTTCTAGTAGAACTTTTTTAGCCACATCCATACTTTCATTATACACAGGTCTATGTATAACGCGACTGGCACTCTCTCTGTCGCAGTACCAACTAAATTGGCATATTACTCGTTGATAGATGATGTTCTTTTGATAAACTACGCGACAAATGTCGTCGGGAAAGCCTTCGGTTTGGGCACGATTGATTGTGACTTGTGCCACAGCAACTTTACCCTCAAAAGGCTCGTTACCAGCTTCAAAATAGATATTACGAGCAAGACAAGCAAGTTGACGTTCACGATGTTCGGCTGTAATTGTACTTCCTTTTACAGCTTCGATTTTGTCAAATTTAGATTCAACTACCCATTTTAGCAAACCGTAACTGGCATAGGCTGCAACGGCCATGAAAATAATTCCAATAAATTGGATTATGTATTTTTGGATATTCGGGGGATAAGTTTCCCCAATATATTCATTTTCCATAATACCTCCTTTTTATAAGGACAATAAGTCCTATGTTAAATTATTATATACTAAATTAAAAACAAATCATAGTCATTGCTTTTTGTTTGAGACAAATAGCAGTTCCCAATTAACTAAAATGTCCAACCGTTGTATTTTTAGCTGTTAACCAGTTGAAATGATAGTAAATAGCCCCCGGCCTCTACTGTTACATTGTAATTTCTATCGATAGAATTAGCCGGTAATGTAAAATTCAAGGTACCGCTATTGTTGTTGATTGTAAAATTTTCTGCGGTTAAAGTATAGAACTTTAGAAGCTGCACAGTTAATGCAGTTGCTTGCACTGTACCGTTGTACCCCCCGGTTCGTAGTTGCAATCTTGAGCTGTATGATATGTTTAGGCTAGGTGAGACTGTTCTTGTTAGAGTTCCTGAATTGGAATTTATTGTGACTGTAAATTGTGTCGTGTTATCGTTAAATACACTGGCGATTGCAGAACCTGCTTCTGTAAGGTATATAGTGGAGCCATCTGGAACATTAGTAGTAGTAATTGTGTAAGTAATAGTTTGCCCGGGACTAGCTGAAGTGGTTGTAACTGATATGCTAAAAGTTGGCTGTGGTGCAAACAATGTTAAATTTTGGGAACCCTGTAATGACCATATATCATCATAAGATCCCGTTGTTGCGAAAGATTCATCTATTAGGCCTATCTTAGCTTGGCTTTGAATATAATTTTTAATTTCACTTTGAGTAAATGACGGCTTTAATTCAAGTAAAGTCGCAATAACTCCAGTAACTTGTGGACCGGACATACTTGTACCAGATAATGATATAATTCTATCTCCATTCAACCCCCTAGGATCATTGGCGTGTCCTTCAGGACTTAGCCGACTAATAGCACTTACTATTCCGTCGCCCGGTGCCCAAATATTAACAGCGGCCCCTCGATTAGTTATATTCACTGGTCTTTCCCATCTAGAGGCTTCTATGTTTCCTACATTTAAAATTTTATCTAAATTGCCCGATAAATTACCCGTATAAGGATGTCTATTAATGTAATAAGTATAATACCCACTTATTTCTACACGGTTATCCCAATCAAGTCCACCTGGAACATCTTGACGACGAGTGTCGTTACCTGCAGAGAAAACAATAATGATACCGTCATTGATGGCATCTTGTAAATCAGCCCACATTGATGTCAAATTTGGAATAAATCTAACCCAATATTCCCCGTTTCTAGGATATGGCCCGGAGTGAAATCCTAATTGTTGCCAAGTTTTTGTACCATTGCCTGTAGTTGTCCATGGACCGTAATAAGTTACGCCGCGATGTATAATTGTTGCACCATAAGTGTTCATATATGTCAAACTAAGATCCATCCACGCAGTATAGGAATTAGTAGTAACTGTTGGGTTTTTGCGACCAGTTGCAGGATTTACAGGTTTATTATTATGCCAGACTCTTATATGATCATACCAGTTAAAGTTGACTGGATTTCCACTATCATCAAAACCATCATTATCATCATCATATAGACAGATATTATAAATTTTTGCATCTCGTGCCCAACCTTGCGTGTTACCTGCGGCAATTCCTGCTACATGAGCACCATGATCTGCATTATAGTTGTTAGTAGCTGTGTATTGGTAATCACCAGACAAATAATCGAACCAGTTATGCTGATTTATTCTGCTAGTACCCGATCCATCGGCATTTGTTTTGAATTCGGCATGATTTGGCCTAATGAAACCATCAACAACGACTACATCAACATTCTTACCCGAAAGAGGATAATTTATTGTAGTGGTTTGAGTAGCTACATCCGGGTACCCGCCCGACCCACCCCAATTAGTTATTTTACTGCCTAACAAGGTTCTAAGTAGGCCCCAATTTTTATCATTGGTAGAGGCCATTGCTGTTTTTGTAAAATTACCTGTTTGTGTCCAAGTTGGTTCTATAGTTATGCCTAATTCTTTGGGGGTTAGACTTACATCCCAAACTCTTGGGTCGTTTCGTACTTGTTCTGCTTCTTGGTCTGTCAACCAATAGTGTGTATTTCTACTAATTGGTCTACGATTGACAACATCTACTGCTCGGTTGGGTATGTATAAGTTGCCGCCGGGGGTTTCCATATCTTGATAAAAACTATCAAGGTCCTCATGGTTGTGTAAAGTTATTATATATTCTTTTATTGTCATGGCATTGGTAAAATAGTAATTGTCACCGGAACTAAAGTCCCATTCGGAACGCTACCTGCTGGTAACGTTAGCACAATTTGGTGAGTGTTCCCTTCGGAAACACCAGTAGAGGGTACTAGTGTTAATCCAACTGTATAAGACGGTGGTGTTGTGGTGGTCGTTGTGGTTGATGTCGAAGTAGTCGATGTTGATGTTGAAGTCGAGGTAGTTGATGTTGAGGTAGAAGTTGATGTGCTTGAAGTTGATGTGCTTGAAGTTGAAGTCGAAGTTGAGGTAGAAGTTGATGTACTTGATGTTGATGTGCTTGAAGTTGAGGTAGAAGTTGATGTGCTTGAAGTTGAAGTCGAAGTTGAGGTAGAAGTTGATGTACTTGAGGTTGACGTGCTAGAAGTTGATGTACTTGAGGTTGATGTACTTGAGGTTGATGTACTTGAGGTTGATGTACTTGATGTTGACGTGCTAGAAGTTGATGTACTTGAGGTTGATGTACTTGATGTTGACGTGCTAGAAGTTGATGTACTTGAGGTTGATGTACTTGATGTTGATGTACTTGATGTTGACGTGCTAGAAGTTGATGTACTTGAGGTTGATGTACTTGATGTTGACGTGCTAGAAGTTGACGTGCTAGAAGTTGATGTACTTGATGTTGACGTACTTGATGTTGATGTACTTGAGGTTGATGTACTTGATGTTGACGTGCTAGAAGTTGATGTACTTGAGGTTGATGTTGATCCCGGTGCTGCTGTGGTTGTTGTAGTAGTAGTGCTGGTTGAAGTTGTTGAGGTTGTAATAGGTCTAGGCCCTTGCGTAGTGGTAGTGGTATATCCACAAACAGCACTATTTTCTTCGATAACTCGATAATAACTTAAACCTGTACCATCCGCATAAATGCCATATAATATATTATTTTCGCAGTAAGTACTAAGTAACTTTCCTTCTTCAGGAACAGATTCATAATCAGTGTTATAAGGTGGGCAGCATTTACTTAATATTCTAGCTTTGGCCAGTGCAGCTTCATCTGTGTAGTCAAATACACTCGTTGTGGCTATACTGATTCCAAGTCTTTGAGCGATTGAGTTATTTTTACCTTGTACAATCGCTGCTCTTATGGCTTCTCCATATACACTTGTATCTGCTGCATTCTCTATCCAGTTACGATACCCGACCTGAAAATTGTCTTCATGTGCTGTCTCTAGACTAGCTAGAAAATTATTAATAGATGAAATACTACCTTCTGCATCAGCAGGATTTAATCTCGCTGCCTTAAGGTTGCGACGCTCTAGAACTAACTTAGACTGAATTTCATCATAAAATCTACCAATCGTAGTAATTACATCTTGTTGTTTAGGATCATTTATTAAGTTATTATATGCTTGACGAATCGCTGCTGCATCTAAAGCATCTCTATCGGCACCGGTGCGAGCATTCAAAATGGCGGTATCTACAGCGGCTCGAAAGGCTTTGCCTGTGGTACTGGCTAATAGACGTCGTTGACCCTGCAATATTCCTGCCAAACGAATATTATATTCGGTACCATGAAAGGTACCCATAACGTCATCCATAGTAGGGTTATTAAACACGCCGGATCCCTGCCCAGTAATTTTAATCCTCGCATCTCGATTATGGTTTAGAGTATCATATAATTTTGTACGGTCTTTTTCAATATTAATGTAGGTGCTTGCCCTAGGGAATTCCACATCGCTTAATTGTTCACCAAGTTCTTGGAATGACCTTGCACTGTTTGGCCCTATACTAGCTATTTCTCGAGCAACACCGGGGAAATCTTTAAATACTCCTTGTGTATCAGATGACATGATTTTTGCCGGTTCAAATACATCGCTTAATGAAGAGATTGGCTTTTGAAAATTTGTAACTTTAACTACATCATCAACTACCCGGGCCGGAGCAGACTTGAAAATTGTTTCTAGTCTCGACGCCTTGGTTTTGGCTACCTGTAATGGATTTACTCCATTTGAACTAAGAAATGAATTAAAACTAGGAATATTTTTATCAACAAGATTTTGTGCAATTTTAACGGGTGAATAAAAATTACTCACTGCATCTTTGGGGAACATTGTACCCCATTGACTGATATCACGAGAAAGTGATCCAAAGGCTCGGCTTGATTGATTTATACTATTTTGTAAGGTACCTAAGAATCCTGTTGGGTTAGACAATCCTCCAGAAACTACCGTAGACAATGTTTTGTTAAATGCAGTGATTGGGTTTAGGACACTGCTGACCATACCTCCTGTAAGTTGGCCGAATGTGTCTTTAAAATTTAGTTTACTTAGTTGCGGATTTAAGGCATTTTCAATTGAACCTAAAGTAAACCCACTTTGTTCGCAGAATCCTTTAGCAGTTGCTATACAATCAGTAAGACCCGACATGCCATTGGTGAGGAAGCTCTTTGATTGTTGTACAACATTATCAAATAAATTTGTACTAGGGAACGTTATACCCTCTGGTGCCAATGACGACATGAGATCACCGCTCATTACGCCACTTAGGCTACCACCAATGTCGCCAACTGCACTTTTAACTAGATCACCACAAGATTCAGTAGCTTGGCTGATAATACTGCCAAATTCACCTTTAACTTGATCTACTATACCAGACATTGATCCAGCAAGGTCAGGTATTAGGTCTGTACCTAAAGCACCGAAACTCTGTGCTAGGTTGCCGACTCCATCAAGACCGGGGATACTAGGTAATCCAGGAAGGCTGGGTAATCCGGGTAATCCGGGTAATCCGGGTAATCCGGGTAATCCAGGAAGGCTGGGTAATCCAGGAATACTTGGAAGTCCACCTAAAACACCACCGGCAAGGCTGCTTAGTCCACCTAGGCCCGGCACGAGACCGGCACCGCCTAACATCCCGGCACCGGCTACACTTGTGACAACACTTAAGACGCTACAGCCCATAACTAATATTTATAGTAAAAAAAACAGGCTATCCGCCGACCTGAACGTCACAACTACCTATAACAAGAGAACACCCACATGCTGCGATGTCGCCGGCACGTGCCATAGGCTTACCTTCAACAAGAACAGAACAACTACCTTTTATAACCGGTACAGGAATTTTATGTGGCCCTTTTTTAAATGAAGGATGTGGGAGACAGATAGATCCTAAATGAGCAGCAGGATTGCCATTGACCAAAACTGAACAGGCCACAGGGAAAGTCACCATCCCGCCAAGGCCTGCCATCTCTTGTCCTAGTCTTGCTGCACCAGGCATTACTGCGAGCTTATAGTTTCAGTTGGTAAAAGGCTGTCAGGCGATTCACCGTCCTCAAGAACTTTAATATAATGTTCTTTTAATTTGTCATGTGTGGGGCACATACTAACAACATGCTGATCTCTGTAGTGGAGATTATCTCGATCAGGGTCAAGACCAAACATTGCCTGTAAAACACCTATGCCTTCTGGTGTGGTCAAAACAACACAGGGTTTGTGTAATTCATAAGTATCGTTGACATGGTTAACTAACTTGCCTACGATTTCATCGCCATTGATTAGTTTTAAACTAATGACATCATCTTGTTTTAATTTTGAACGTTCAATTAACATTTTGACTTTCCTTTAACTGTTGAAAAATTGATTCATCTAACTTTGCTAACCCTGCGTAACCACCTTGGACAAACAAATCACCATCCTTATATATTTGCGGCACTGTCCGGTGCCCTTCATTAACAATAAATTGTCTAGCTTCGGGATCTAGATCAATTCTAATTTCTGTAAATTCAAGACCTTTTAACTTCAAAAGATTTTTAGCACGATCACAAAACGGACAATTATCCTTACTATACACGGTAAGAGTCATACTTTTCCTTTTTTTAAATTACTGGTAGTGCTGCTTTATCTACAGAATCACTCATTACTCCAATTACATAATTAGTACTTTCAGATTCTTGTAAAGCAGTTTGTTTCTTATTAATATTTACATGTTTATTAAACCATGGTATAGGATTTGTCTTCGGATGATCCTCAGTATATTTCATACCAATATCTCGTAATCTTACAAAGGCTGTGTAATCGACAAAATCACATAAAATTTGTTGATTCAATCCAATAACAACACCTTTTTTAAACAAGTAGTCAGCCCAGGCCTTTTCTTCTCTTATTACATCCATATACATATTATAGACTTCTTCACGACAATCGCGGGCTGCCACAGCGAATCTAGCATCATCCTTTTGTACTTGGTTAATAATATAAGCGGTCCAGTCGGCATGCAGAATTTCATCTTGCAGAATAAGTGCGATGATATTGCCGTTGCCAATGAAGATACGATTTTCTACCATGGCTAGGCTTGTGGCAAACGATACCATAAATCTAAATGCTTCTAAGGCATAGCTGGCGTTTAAGGCCATCCAAATTGCTCTAATATGCATTTCTTCGTCGACATCGGGCTTGCCTAACTCTTTGAGACAATTGATTTCGTGTAGCCTATCATAGTATCTTCCAACACTGGAGGCCATGTCTATAATTTCTTGAGTATCATGAATAGTGTTAAACACATCCTTGGGCACGCCATACACATTGCGTATAATATGACTATAGCTCTTGCTATGGATATTAGTCTCAAAGAAACTCCAGTTATTAATCAATGCTTCAAGTTCTGGTATACTGATCACCGGGCTAAAGATCTGAGACGGAGCACGACCTTGAATACTGTCCAGAGCAGTTTGCCGTAACAGGTTACTAGTGAAAATATGCCGGACTGCTTCTGTGGCCTCTTTAAAATCAATTTTGTCTTTAGTTAATGTAACTTCCTCTGGTACCCAGAAAAAACCACGAGCAGTTTCTTCAAACTTTGCAATGCGTGGATATCTAACTTCTTCGAAACGTTGCACTGTTACTGGGCCTTCTGGATCCAAGAACATTTGTCTTTTTAGATAATTTGTCTGTCTCTGTAGATTGTATTGTGCTTTACTCATTGTCGTTAAACTCTATAATAAGACCGCCCTCTTGATCAAGGCGTACATCTGCTAGATCCTCTTGATTTAAAGCCGCTAAAATCATGCCCACGGCTTCCTCTTCGATTTCAAAAGACCGTGGGATTCCATAGGCCAGCAAGAGGCTTCGCACTTTTTCCATGGCAGTTAATTCATCATTCATAATACACAACCTTCACAATTTTCTTGATCTAATTCGTCTTCAAGGGGGGCTTGAGTTGTTGTTGAATTAGCTATCATACTCTTTGCACCAACTTTATTAATTAAACTATAGTACATGGTTTTAAGACCCCAACGGTATGCTCGCATAAGGTTACCAGCTATGATTGTGCCTGGTATCTTATTTCCGGGATAGTGGGCAGGGTTATAAAATGTATTTGTGCTTAAACTTTGGTCTATATAGGCTGCAAGTACCGCAGCAGTTTTAAGATAGTCTAGACAATCACGTTGTTCCCACATTAGTTGATAACGCTGTTTTAGGCGGCGATATTCAGGAACAACTTGAACAAAAGACCCCGCTTTGGATTCTTTAACTGAAATCAGTTCCATGGGCATTTCGATTCCATTGGTTGAATTTAATACCACCGAACTAGACTCTACAGGTGCTACTGCCATTAATGTAGCATTACGTATACCGGATTTTAGCAATCTAGCACGTAAAGGTTCCCAGTCAAGACTTGGGGTGAAATCCGTTAGCTCATTAACTCCTACGGCTCGACGCTCCCAAGGGAAAACTCCCTTACCGTAGTAGGTCTGCGCCGACTTGCTGCAAGCACCACGCTGCTCAGCCAATTCTACACTCATCTCGGTTAGGTAATAGGCCTGATGTTCCATCCAACGCCGGACTTCCGCCAAGGCTATTGGTTCGCCGTACTTGAGACTCTTACGAGCGTGCCAGTAGGCAAGATTAGTGATGCCAACCCCAAGTGGTTCAAAGTCCTTGTTAGCCAATTTGCTTTGTACACTTAGGAAGTCTTGATAGTTAAGTAAGTTGCTGAGACTGCGTACTAGGATTCTACAGCACTTACGCATTTCTTGTGGGGTACGGAAACTGCCCCAGTTAATTGACCCAAGAGTGCAAAGAGCAATTCGTCCTGCCGGATCTTCAATTCTTTGGAAAGGGCGGGTGGGTAGTAATATTTCCTGACAGAGATTTGATTGATATATGGGATCCAGCTGCGTGTCAAATGGCCCTTGAGCAATGACATTGTCTATGTTGACCAGATATATGCGACCGGTGTCGGTTCGCTCTTTGAGAATTCCG